ATGCGCGCTGCGGCATCGATCTGGAAAACACCATCTACAAGGCTGCTGGCGTGATCACTGACCTGCTGCGCGACCGGGCGTTTATGGCCTCTGGTCTATCCGGGTTTGAGGCGGGCTGGTTTACCTCCGGCACGCTGACCTGGACCAGTGGCGCCAATGTCGGACGCATCACAGAAGTGCTGGCGCATGGATTGACCGACGCCATCGCGACATTCACTCTGCTGGAAGCACCGGTGCGCGCCATCACCATGGGTAACGGGTTCATCGCGCGCGCAGGTTGCGACAAGCGTATCGCGACCTGCAGCGCGAAGTTTGCCAACACGGCGAACTTCCGGGGCTTTCCCAACATCCCCGGCCAGGATGCGGTGCTGCGCTATGCCAGCCAAGACGGCGGCCATGAAGGAAACGTGCTGTGAGGCGACACCCAACCGTGGCAGATCCCGCCCGTGTCATCGCCACTGCCCGCAGCTGGCTCGGCACGCCTTTCCACGACCAGGCCAGCCTGCGCGGCGTTGGCTGTGATTGCCTCGGGCTCGCCCGCGGTGTCTGGCGAGAGGTGGTTGGGAACGAACCATTCCCGATCCCGCCTTACAGCCGCGATTGGGGCGAGACAGGGCCGAATGAGGTGCTGGCGGATGGCGCACGCTGCATGATGGCAGAGGTCGGCCCGTCCGATGCTGGTCCCGGCGCGCTGATCCTGTTCCGCATGGCCCCACGCGCCATCGCCAAGCACGTCGGCATTTTCACCAGCACTGACAGCTTTATCCATGCCTATGAGCGGCTGGGCGTCGTCGAGGAAGCCCTGACTCCCGCTTGGCGGCGGCGCATCGCTTTCGCCTTCCTGTTTTCGCCCTCCGACAGCATCTGAAAGTCCCCACATGGCAACGCTTGTACTCGGCGCGGTTGGCTCCGCGATCGGTGGCTCCATCGGCGGCGGGCTGCTTGGAATAAGCGCCGTGACCATCGGTGGCGTCATCGGCTCGACCATCGGCTCAGCCGTCGACAGTTGGATCGTCTCCTCACTGGCCCCAGCGCAGCGCATCGAAGGCGCGCGGCTCGACAGTCTGCGGATCACATCCTCGACCGAAGGGGCCGTGATCCCGCGCCTTTATGGGCGGATGCGCATCGGCGGCAACATCATCTGGGCGACGGACTTCCGCGAAGAGACCAAGACGGCAAGACAAGGTGGCGGCAAGGGTGGCGGGCCCAAGGTCAAGACCGCCGAATACCTGTACTATGCATCCTTTGCCGTGGCGCTTTGCGAAGGCGAGATCACAGGCATCGGCCGCGTCTGGGCCGACGGCAAGGTCATGGACATGACCGGCGTCACCTGGCGCTGGTATCCCGGCGATGAGGTGCAAAGCCCCGATCCGTTCATCGCCGCCAAGATGGGCGCGGCCAGCACGCCCGCCTATCGCGGCACCGCCTATGTCGTGTTCGAGGAACTGGACCTCAGCGGTTTCGGCAACCGCCTGCCGCAGATCAGCTTCGAGGTGTTTCGCCCTCTCGACGACCCCGACACCGCAGAAGGGCTGGTCAAGGCGGTGACGCTGATCCCAGCCTCTGGTGAGTTCAGCTACGCCACCGTGCCGGTCAAGAAAACCACCGGCTCAGGCGGCGCGACCGTTGCGGAAAACCTGAATGCCATTTCCGATACCGCCGACATCGTCGTGGCGCTCGACCGGCTGCAATCCATGGCCCCGTCGGTGGAAAGCGTGTCGCTGGTGGTGGCATGGTTCGGCGATGACCTGCGGGCAGGCAATTGCAAGCTGCGGCCCGGCGTCGAGGTTGCAGCCAAGACCACGACGCCGTCGGCTTGGTCGGTAAATGGCGTGTCGCGCGCCAGTGCCGCTCTCGTCAGCAGAGATGCCGAAGATCGCCCCGCTTATGGCGGCACGCCTGCCGATTTTGCGGTGATGCAGGCGATCAGGGAGATGAAAGCGCGGGGCCTGCGCGTCACCTTCTATCCGTTCATCCTGATGGACGTGCCCTCCGGCAATACCAAGCCCAATCCCTACAGCGGCAATGTCGCCACCTTGGGCCAGCCCACATTCCCTTGGCGGGGGCGGATCACCTGTTCCCCGGCTGCGGGTTACTCTGGGACCGTGGACAAAACCGCGACAGCTGCGACGCAGGTTTCCGCACTGTTCGGCACCGCAATGCCTGCCAGTTTTGCCGTTTCCGGCGAAACCGTCAGCTGGACCGGCCCGGCCGGGGAATGGTCGCTGCGCCGGATGATCCTGCACTATGCGCAACTCTGCAAAGCAGCTGGTGGCGTGGATGCCTTCCTGATTGGCTCGGAAATGCCGGGTCTGATCACCATTCGCTCAAGCGCCAGCAGCTATCCCGCCGTCACCGCGTTCAAAAGCCTCGCGGCCGACGTGCGGTCGATCCTCGGCGCTGGGCCGAAGATCGGCTATGCGGCCGATTGGTCAGAGTATTTCGGCCATCATCCCAGCGATGGCTCTGGCGACGTCTATTTTCACCTCGATCCGCTCTGGTCAGACGCCAACATCGACTTCGTTGGCATCGATAACTACATGCCGCTGTCAGACTGGCGCGACGGGTTCGATCATGCCGATGCGGCCTTGGCACCGGCCATTTATGACCGGGCTTACCTGCAATCCAACATCACCGGTGGTGAAGGCTTTGACAGGTTCTATGCCAACCCGGCTGACCGCGCCGCGCAGGTCCGGACGCCGATTACGGACGGTGCTGCTGCCAAGCCATGGATGTTTCGCTACAAGGATCTGCGCGCCTGGTGGCAAAGCCCGCATTTCAACCGGCCGGGCGGCGTGGAAATCGGCACGCCAACAGCATGGGTGCCGCAGTCGAAACCGATCTGGTTCACCGAACTGGGCTGCCCGGCCATCGACCGGGGTACCAATCAGCCAAACATGTTCTTCGATCCGAAGTCGTCAGAGAGCTTCACGCCATATTTCTCGCGCGGCTGGCGGGACGATGCGATCCAGCGCGCCTATCTGGAAGCAACCTATCTGTTCTGGGGGACTCCCGCCAACAACCCGACCTCCTCAGTCTACGGCGCCCGTATGGTGCATGTTCCCGAATGCGCCGCCTGGACTTGGGATGCCCGACCCTATCCGTTCTTTCCAGAACTGACCGATGTCTGGACCGATGGGCCGAACTGGCGGCTGGGGCACTGGCTGACCGGGCGGCTGGGTGCAGTGTCATTGGCGGCGCTGGTCCGACACCTCTGCCTGCGCGCTGGAATGCCGGAAGAACTTATCGACGTTTCCGGCCTCTGGGGCGCGGTCGAGGGGTACGTGATTTCGGCGCTGGAAGCCCCGCGCGCCTCGATTTCCACACTTGCTCGGCATTTCGGCTTCGATGCAGTCGAGAGCGAGGGCCGCATCAAGTTCTTGATGCGCGGCCGGATTGCCAGCGCGACGGTCACGCCTGACAGCATGGTGGCACCATCCTCCGCGCAAGGCGACGTCATGGAACTGACCCGCGCGCAGGAAACCGAACTGCCCCAGGCCTTGAAATGGCAAGTTGCCCGCGCGGATGAGGATTATGACGCAGCGCAAGTCGAGGCACGCCGGATCACCGTTGATACCACGCGCATCGCGTCCGAGGCCTTCCCGATGGCGATCCCGCCCGAAGAGGCCGAACGCCGCTGTCGCCGCGCATTGATGGAAGCATGGGTTGGCCGGGAAATCGCTGTGTTTGGTCTGCCGCCGTCACGACTGGCGCTGGATCCTTGCGACGTGATCCTGCTTGATCACGATGGCCGCCTGACGGAAATGCGGCTGGTGTCCATCGCGGACTCGGACCTGCGCAGCATCGACGCCGTGCGCCAGGACCGTTCGGTTTACGATCTGCCTCCCGGCGATCCACGCCCGGCCACGCTCTCGACGCCGACGGTGTTCGGCGCACCTGACATTGTGCTTATGGACCTTCCGCAACTGCGCGAGGACCAGCCTGCCCACCACCCATTGATCGCCGCACATGCCAAACCATGGCCGGGTGAGATTGCGGTCTATCGCAGCGCGTCGACAGACGGCTTTAATCTGCTGACCACGTTCGGCACGCGGGCACGCATGGGAGTGCTGGCGTCGGATTTCTTTGCTGGGCCGGTATCGCGGTTCGATCTCGGCAATGCGCTGGTGGTCGATCTCTATTCCGGCACGCTGGAAAGCGTCCCGGATATCACCCTGCTAGGTGGGGCCAATGCGCTGGCCATAGAGACCGGCGCTGGGCTTTGGGAGATCGTTCAAGCCGGGAATGCCGAACTGATCGCGCCGAGGCGATATCGGCTGAACCGATTGTTGCGTGGACAGCGCGGCACAGAAGGTGCTGTCGTCAGCATGGTGCCGATTGGCGCGCGGGTCGTGGTTCTGGATGCAGCGCTGGCATCTCTGCCGATCGCCGAGGCCGATCTTGGTCTGTCATGGAATTGGCGCATTGGCCCGGCGCAGCACCCAGTCAGCGACGAGACCTTTGTCGCCACGACATTCACATCTGAAGGCGCTGGGCTGCGGCCGTTCTCGGTCGGCCATGTCGTGCAGCCTTGGCGCACCGCGCGCAACCCCGGCGATCTGACGATCCGCTGGACACGCCGGTCGCGGTCCCTCGCGGCAGACACTTGGGGTGCGGGCGATGTGCCCTTGGCCGAGGACAATGAAGCTTACGCGCTCGACATTCTGGGCGGGGCAACTGTCAAGCGATCCTTGACCACTGCCACGACCTCGGCCCTTTACACCGCCGCCGAGCAGACCGTCGATTGGGGCGCGCCCCTCGGCCCGGGCCAATCCCTCGAAATCCGCATTTACCAGCTCTCGGCTCTGATCGGCCGGGGCGCGGCAAAGTCTGTCACCCTCGTTTTCTGAAGGCGTCCCCATGTCCGACATCACCACCCATCTCCTGCTGCCCTATATCCTGGCATCGCAGGCGCAAAAGCATGTCACCCACAATGAAGCGCTGCGGCTGCTCGATGCCATGGTGCAACTGTCAGTGCTGGATCGGGATCTGACGTCCCCACCCGCCAGTCCGGCCGATGGCGACCGGCATATCGTGGCCTCAGGCCCGACCGGTCTCTGGGCAGGATGGGACCTGAATGTGGCTTTCTGGGTCGATGGCGTCTGGATGCGGCTGGTGCCACGACCGGGCTGGCTCGCCTGGATCGCGGATGAAGCAGCATTTGTCGTCTGGAATGGCAGCACATGGGATCCGGTCGGCGTGCCGCAGGATGTGTCGGATGCGATCTTCAGTCTGGTGAATGCCGTCGATCCGACGAAGAAGGCGCTGTTTTCGCTGTCGGGGATCAGCACTGGCACCACGCGCAGCTTCACCCTGCCGAACACCTCGTCGGAACTGGCGATCCTTGCGGGCACCCAGACCTTCAGCGGCAACAAGACGTTTTCCGGAACGCTGACCGCCTCGGGAACGGTGACTACCTCCGGGGCAACAGCGACAATAGGCACCGCAACCGGTACTGCCACTTATGGATTGGGCACAGGAGCCACGACCACCGGCCTCTCCAAAACCCTGAACCTCGGCACCAGCGGCGCATCAGGGTCCAACACCGTGGTCAATATCGGCTCAGCCACTGCGGGCGCGGGCGGCACCATGGTCGTAAATACACCAACCGTGACATTCGCCAACGCGGTCACACAGGTCGGCATGCCGCAGGCAAACCTGACGACGCAACTGCTGGGTCTCGGCGGGGCGACAGCGGACAGCTACAACCGCTTGTCAATCAACGCGCCTGCCATGCTGTTCAACAACGCAGGCACCGGGATCGAGGCGACCGTCAACAAGGCTGCGGCTGGGAACGATGCCGCCTTCGCCTTCAAGACCGGGTTCTCGGCCCGGGCGCTGATCGGCCTTCTGGGCAGTGATGATTTCAGCTTCAAGGTCAGCCCAGATGGCGGAACGTTTCACGAGGCCATCAAGATCGACCGCAGCTCTGGCCGGGTCGAGCTGCCCGAACCGCTGGTGATCCCCGCCCTGCCCGCCGCCCCGGCACCGCCACCTGCAGGCAAGCTTGCCGTCTATGCCCGTGATCGTGCAGGAGCCGGATGGCTGGATGTGCAGCGCCCTTCGGGCCGGTTTTTTCCGCTGCAGCCGCATTTTGGCGTCAACCGGATCGCGACATGGGCCCCGTCGTCGGGCACCACAGTCAACACCAATGGCATGCCGCGCACCGCGGTCGGCACGGTCGCCACACCGACGTTGGCGACCACCAACCTGTCGACCAGCATGCGACGTTGGCGCGTGACCAGTGCGGCGACCGCGGATGCGGTGGCCGAGGAACGTTCTGCCGGTTGGGTTTGCTGGCGCGGTAATGCGGAGGGGCTTGGCGGCTGGAACTATGTCAACCGGCTGTCGCTGACCACACTGCAGGCAACCGGCATGGGGTTCTTCGGGCTCTATGGCTCTGTCG